ATAGTCTCGCAGCAGACTTTAAACGCTGCATTCTCCTTCAGTCTTTGCCCCCCACTACTCTGGGGGGCTTTTTTTCACAGAAACTCTCTACGATCTCTCAGGGCGCGTCCTACGTCTTTATTGAGGGCCTCTACTAGCTTGATACATTCAATCCTCTCAGCGCGGGCTATATCGCGTCCTATGACGGCTATAAGTCTCTCTGAAAACTCCAGCAGGTCTACGTCGTCTGCAATCAGTCCATCCTTAGCTGTGTTGTCGCAATAGAAGAAGACTTGCTTAACAATCTCTTCTGTAACGAACTTTTTAACTTCTTCACGTAATTTATTCATAGTTATTTTTAAGTTGCCAATAGTTTAATAAAGCCATAAACATTAACCAGCCACGGTCAAGGTCTTCGGCACTCCACTCTATAATCTGGACTACACCCGGATTATTCCTTGATACGAAGACATTCCCGCACCTCGCTGACGGTACCCCCAGACCTACCCGATAGGCAGCTAACTGCATGAGGTGTTCGTCGTAGGCGGCTATCTTGTCTCCTTCTGCAAACTCTTTTGTCTTAATGTCTAAGACCACTGTGTCTGTGTACATGTCGCATTTACCGCCAAATCCAAGTTCGTGGCTGAACGCACGCTCTGAGATCCATATCTTGTCCCCAAAGAAGGCTGTAATGGCCTTGTAGACGGCTTTAACGTGTTCTTGGTGCCTTGGGTACTCCTTGCCCTCATAGAAGCTCTGAACGGCTGCATGGATGTCTGTTCCAAGGTCTGCGGCTGCCCGTCCCTGCTGTTTAGAGTCGTTAACAATCCGCTTGATATAGTCTTGCTCTGTCTCTTTATCTAGTTTAGGTAATGTCAAAGCCGCAAGAAGAACCTGTTCCTGCAACCAATTAGTCAGGGCAGGCTTTGCTGCTACGTTAAGGACTGTCGTTACAGAGGGGACTAGGTTCTCTTCTCTAGCGTCTCTGAGCGTCGTGTTCCTAGTCTTCCCGTTCTTACCTGTAATCGTGTACCTAGGGGTGCCGTCTCTTGTGTACCAATGCCCAGATTCGCTAGTAAAGTCTTTTGCAATCATTAATTTCTTTTCCTCAATAAATGTAATTTCCTAATATCAAAGACAAAACTTTCTTTGGCATTCCCAGCGGTATCGTTGACCCTATTTCTGTATGAAATTTTCTTATTGCCACCTGCTATAACAGCGTTTCTTATATCTCCAAGAAACCCAGCAAATGTGTAGTGCATGGGTTTTACAGAATAATCTTTCCCACTTATATTCATAGAGCAGGATTTCTCATCCCATAAAACATCAAAAATTACAACAATGTTTGGGTAAAGTTCTTGGTATCTTTTGGCATCTTTAACATTAAAAGTAACCGCATATTGAGGGTCAATTCCATATAGTTCTTGTGCTTTGAATAACGGAGTTCTAATTGTTTTAAGGTCAGACTTGAGAACTAAAAATAAATCGTGCGCATACTTGTTGTGTTTTTTTTCTGGGTTCATGTACCCAGCCACATCAATATCAAACAATCTATTTATGCAGAACTCATTCTCAGTCTTATCCCCGTATTTCTCGCACCAAGCAAGTTTATCTTCGTTATCCATTAAAAATCCTAAACTCTCCAAGTCATTGTTTCGTCAAAACATGCACGACTCCACAAGAACTCAACTGTACGTCTGGCACCCAAAGCCTTCAGATCAAATGCAGTGTAAGACTTGAAGTGATTTATCCCATATCCGGGGCCAATAAACTTAGGATCCTTGTAGTGCGGGACATAAGTTATTCCATGCAGGGAATACACGGGGAGGGCATACCTTTGTGCAATGTCAGTAGACATCATCACTCCATAAGTAAATTAACAGCGTAATGGCACCAACGCACAGACCCAGCCCAACAAGGATCCCACCGAAGAAATTAAGAATTGAGAATGTTGGCATCTATTCTTCTACCTTCATAGCTTCGTGCTTTTCTTTTGTCATGCTATCGCCTGACAGGTCTTCTAATATAGAGTCATAAACGTCAGTAAGTTCATGGATTGCATCCTTTAAGCAATCTAATTGCTCTATCCAAGAAGATTGATAAAAACCATCTGTAAACTTAATTTTTGTCTCATCTTGCTCTGCACTCCAATTGACTGTAAACATTTTCATAACTTTTCTCCTTGTTTTATTTAACTCATACCTTCAGCCAAACTTCTTAATGAATCGGCGCGACGCCTTAATTTATTGATCCTTGCAATGTCTTCGTCTTTCATGTACGGCCACCACCGCTGCGTTTTGCTGTCAACTTCAAATCTGGTAAGACGCGCAATAAATCTTTCAATATCAAATCCGGGGTATTTTCTTTTATACAAAAAAAGACGGCGGCGGAAGTTTTCCTCTATCCAATCTTCGCACCACTTAAATTTATTTTCCTCGTCGCTGTCACCCATTGTTCTTCTCCTTTAGTTTTTAGTGGGTATCCAAGATGCTGCCCAATCACGCTGTGGCTTAATCCTTGCGGCCCTACGCTTCTTTAGTGCTAGTTCATGTGCTTCTGGATCTGCCTTCAATGCTGCGTACTGCTTACGCTTCTTTTCTGCTTGCGTCAGTATTGCTGGCTTTTTTGCATCATTAGAAATCCCCCAGCGATACAAGGCGACATATCTCTCGTAGGCGTTACATGCCTGACGACGGTAGCTTGAAATATGTATATAGCCCTCTTCCCGTAGATAATTCAGGTATGCCCGTGTCCACCGTGGCGCCAGATAAATACTCTCAGATATTTCATTTATTGTCAGGCTAGATTGACGCAGAATTTGCTGAATCTTATCAATGCGACGCTGTGCGGCTTCGCTTGTAAATTTCATCTTATCCACCGTTCTTCTCCTCTAGTTTGGCTTCAATAAGTGCGGCAAACATCATCATCCGGCTATCCGGCGTATTCATTGCAGTAACTAATTCGCTTTGTAGTTGTAGCCTAGCTTCAAGAGGAAATTCAGGAAGAGCAAAAGCATTCAGGGCAATCTCAACAGTTTCCCCCTCCGTCAACCCAACCCATTTTTTGTACGGCCTCATTGGTGTAATTGGATAGCCGTTTGACCCATCGCCTACGGTGTTCATGTGTTCTTCTCCTTTAGCTTTTCTTCTGCCCACCAAGCAGCAGATTCCCATGCTTGCCTAGTAACCCATGAGTCCTTGTTTCCTTCTCTTATTTCTTCATCAGTCAGCCCTACCCATTCTTTCTTTCGGTAGAACCCCGCGCTGTTCAGCAATTCTTCTAGATTCGGGCCAAATATTTTTGTTGGCTTATCCGTCAGCCCTTGCCATTCTTTTTTATTTTTACGTGCCGCTATCGCTGCATCAAGCTGCTCAATTTGATAAAAACGAATGTCATCCATTATGTTTAATGAAGCGTACTCTGATTTCATGTTTCGATTAATCATGTCCCAAAGCCTATCTCTGTGTTTTTGTAGCGCGTCAACTACAACGTCAAAATCATCCATTGTTCTTCTCCCTTAATTTGGCTTCGATGGCTCGGGTATATCTCCAACTTCAAAATGTTCAGCAATAAATTTTCTAACCGTAATTGCACCCGATGCCTCAACATCACAACCATGAGTCACAAAACTCATCTCCGTAACCTCACACATACGCATACATTCCAGCACAATCAACTCGGCGAATTTTTCTATTATGTCTTCAAAATCATCACCGTACTTGTAAAATCCTGCCTGTTTAGCAAGTTGTTTAATTTGTTCATTCATGTCGGCTTCCTTCCTTCTTCGTATTCTTCGCGCCCATCCATGCTTCTATGTACGTACAAGTCATACTCCTCGTCGTACTCCGGTCTGCACCAGCAAAATGCACCTTTATCAGTTTCATGTTCGCGCAAATCGTTTAGCGGGTAAGTGTGCATTGTCATGTGTTCTTCTCCTTTAGCTTGGCTTCGATAGCTCTGGCAAATGTTTCGATACGGGTTACCCCGTAAGGTGAGCTTTTTTGTGCCCATTCCCATGCCTTGTCAATATCTGTTTTGGTAAGGCTTTGCCAATAAATTTTTTCTTCAGGTATTTGTTCCTCAATTATTTGTCCGTCTACAAACCATATTTTTTTCATGTCGATTGTCATGTGTTCTTCTCCTTTAGCTTTGCTTCGATGGCTTTTGCGTATTCCAATGTATCGAAATAGCAGTTAGTTACATACTGCTCTGCCATTGCTTCGTATTCCTCATCCGTCAGCCCTTGCCATTCGCGCTGTGGTGGGGTGGTGTAGAGACTTCTAACTTGATATTCCCAATCGTGCAACACAGGGGTTTTTTTATAGTCATTTGCTACAGGCTCAGTGCAAAATTTCCATTCCCCCCACTTTGGCTCTGTATCCCAATTAGGTCTGCCCCTTACTTGATATAACACCGGCTTCGTCTCCCCGAAAGCTGTTTCGGGAACATCAGACTTAGTCTTAGGACACTGCTTACAATACCCACCTATTCCGCACTGCCCACCATCACATTCTGCTGGTTCTGGCTGCGCTAGTCTGGCGCGTAGTGCGTTAATAATCGGCACCTGCCATCTCATCCCATGATTGCCTTTATCAAAGTTATTAAGCGCATCCAGCGCCTCTTGCATTAGTTCGCGGTCAGTCATGTGTTCTTCTCCTTTAGCTTGGCTTCGATGGCGCTGTAAAATTCGTTGTACATCGGCCTTGAAAAATCAGTTCTGCCTTGCGTTGCAAGTATTTTTACTTCCTCATCCGTCAGCCCCTGCCATTCTTTCTTTGATAGCCATTTCTTTGGCGCTCCACGAAATACTGGCTCTCTATCTTCCAATACAGCAAGCATAACTTCCATGCCGTTATACATACCGTGAAAGTATGGGTCGTAGTTCCATGTACCATTACGCCCTTGAATTTCAACTAGTTCACGCAACTTTGCTATTGGCACAGGCTTTATCTTCCCGAAGTCTGTTTCGGGAACATCAGGCTGCGCTAGTGCTGCGCGTAGTTTTAAAATTGCTTCAACGCAATCAATTCCATCTTCATCGCGCACATCAATAAGATTATCAAGCGCAAGCTGCATTACTTCTTTGTCAGTCATACCTGCCCCCTTGCGCGGATAGCTCTCGCACACGCTCTGCTATATTTAGCTTCTGGTGAAAAGTCATGCAAGAATGTTCCATTTTCACAAACCTTCGCACACGCCTCGCGCTCCGCTGCTGCTACTAACTCGGCAAAACGTTCAAATACTTTGATGTCTTGCGGGGAAAACTCGAAAAGAACATTTTTATTTGTTGCTTCTTTTGCCATGCGGATAATGTCTTCTTGTGTCATTTGTCTCTCATTAGGCTCATTAATTCGGCATTCATCTTGGCTCGTGCCCACTTTTTGTCTCCCTCCATCAGCATCAACGCAAGAGAGAACTGCACGAAATTACTTAGCTTATCTATGTCTTCTTCATTCACTACGCCCTGCCTAATATCTTCTATAGTTCTCATGGCCTCTCGCCGGGTGTGATCTACAGTGTTTTGCCAAGTCACAGCAGCTCCCTGATTTCCTCTATAGACATGTCAGTAGCGTCATACACGCGCAGGATAACCTTTGGCCCCAGTGGGAACAGCCCAGCGCGGATACGGCTTATATAGGGTGGATATACGCCAAGAATGGTGGCAATGTCTGCGTCATTCTTTGCGGTGCCAGTCTTGATCAAGTAGTCGAAAAGCTTATGCGGCTTGAGCTTAGGGTTCAATGGACGAACAATTCTGCCGCCCTGCTCTGATTCAATCATTTATGCCTCCTGAACTCCCCCCGAAGGGGGAGGGTTAATTAAAAGTCTTCTAATGCGTCAAAGTCAGTGGCTGGGCTTGATTTGCCGCCTCTGGCTTGCCATTCAGGACTTCCCTCGATCTTTTGCTTCATCTTGTCGCTGAACGTCTCAAACAGCGCCATATCAGGGTTATCAATGCTAAAGACCTTGTTCTCGTTAACAGGCTCAGGAAGACCCAACTTCTTGATGTTCGGAGGAACTGGATTGATGTTGGCAATGTTCGTGTACTCATTACCGTCACGACCAATAGACTTAGAGACTGTGATCATTGCCCAAACACCTAAAAGCTTTTCAAGGTTGAAGCCTTTGCGCTCGTCAGGAGTAAATGCAGAGCCACGCCATGACTCAAGGTCAATGCTCAGTCTTGCCATTTCCGCAAGCGATAAGGTGTAGTTCTTAGAGATGGAGAGAGGCTCGCCCTTTGGAGTCAGAAGGGGTTTGCCTGCTTCGTCTTCGCTGTGGACTTCAAATTGGATCATGATTTTACGGCTCCACTTTTCTTTGCCCTGCCACTCTGTACGCTGTGTGCCGGTATCAACGATTCGATAACAACGAGCAAGGTGCATCCCTGCCGGTACGGGTGTAAAACTGCTTGTTGACGCTTCTGCTTTCGCTATTAACATTTTTATTTCCTTGGTTAAAAAGGGCTGATACACCGCACTCGTAACAGATAACCGCCCAATCTTCATCTGTTCCATTACCACCGTGCGCATTCGTTAAAGCTTCCTCAAGGCGCTCTTGGCGCTCTGTCATCATCTCGTCCATGTTAGTTCTTAGTCACAAGAGCTAACAACAGCACCGTCCCTATCAAAACGAGTGCATACTTGATCTTAGAAATAAGCTGCGACCGATACATTGAGCTATCGTCAAGGAAAGCTGATTGGATTAGCTCCATATCAAAGTTCATCTCGTGATGCCGCTTCTTTTCGTAGAACTCGCCAATCTTTAGACCAGTCTTCGTTGTGTAGGGTGTCATTTTCTTTTCCATTGTTTAACCTCCTGTTTGATGACTACAATGTACATCATGTAATTTTGTATTACAAGCATTTGTGCAAAATATTTTTTTATGTTTTAATGTGTCATTAGACAAGGGAGTTGTATGACACTGCAAGAGTATTTCAAAGACCTACCACGGGGTGCCAAGGCCGATATGGCTAAGGCAATGAACATTTCACGTACTTGGATCAGCTTGATCATTAGTGGGCGTAAGCGTTGTTCTGTGACGTTGGCTATTGGCATCAGCCACTACACAAAGAATAAAGTCTCCAAAAAAGTATTGCGTCCCGATATTTTTGGGGTATGATTATCTCAATGCGCTTGGCAGCGCAACTTTGGACAAGCCTTAGACAAGACTCTGCTGGTGTCCACCAGTCTGCCAACTTCCGCGAGGATGAGAGTCTTGCCTAAGGCTTTTTTTATTGGAAAAGCACAATGAACTATTATCAGTTTCATATCGGCGACTACAAGTCCCACACCCATCATCTCAGCCCAATCGAAGACATAATCTACCGTAGATTATTGGATGTTTACTACCTTCAGGAACATCCGTTGAACGCCGGTTCAACGTCCGTTGCACGACAAATAAACATGCGTGAGTACGAAAAAGATGTTGAATTAGTACTAAATGAATTCTTCACATTAACAGAGGACGGTTGGACTAATTGCCGTGCTGATAAGGAAATTGGTGCATATAAGGCCAAAATCAAACAGGCGTCTAACGCTGGTAAGGTTTCTGCTGAACGTCGGTTCAACGGTCGTTCAACGGACGTACCAACGGACGTTCAACCAACCAATAACCAAGAACCAATAACCAATAAAACCTTACGTCCTGCGGACGTTTCAGAATTGGTTTGGGCGGATTTCTTGGCTTTACGTAAAATCAAAAAAGCCCCGCTAACCCCGACGGCATTTGCTGGGATAAAGTCTCAGGCTGCAAAGGCAGGAATTTCTGTAGAGGCTGCACTTGAAATGTGTTGCGCCAGAGGTTGGCAGAGTTTTAGCGCAGCTTATCTCAAGGATGAGGTTAAGCCTACGTCTGGTAGCCAACTGACCTACCTTCCTGACGGAACTCGTTTGTTTAACGGCAGGCGTGTCAGATGAGCCTTGAGACTTTGCTATCTCGGCTTCAGAAGGTTAAAGGCAAGGGGAATTCGTGGGTGGCCTGCTGTCCTGCTCACGAAGACAAGTCTCCTTCACTTGCGATTCGCTTGCTGGAGGATGGCCGCATTCTGATGCACTGCTTTGCAGATTGCTCAATCCAAAGCATAACTGGAGCCATTGGGATGGAGGTTGGTGACCTGTTTCCTCCTGACGAAAAGCGCCAGCGTTACCCTGATCAAGTTAAACCAGTGCGGCCTGCATTTTATTCTACCGACTTACTCAAAATCATTCACTTTGAGGCTACAATCGTACAGATAGTTGCATTTGATATAAGCCAAGGCAAGACCATTAGCGAAGCAGACAGAGAGCGCATGAATTTAGCGTACCAGCGAATAACAGAGGCGATGGGATACACGAATGTCTAGTTCAATGATCGAACAAAGAGCCAAGGCTCTTGACGAAGCACGGAAGTTGCGCATCATTAAGTCTGAGGATATTGACGTTACGAAGTATCTCAAGGCTAACGACGTTACGCACAAAGTCCATGACGCATCAGCGTATCTGTTAGAAATTCGGGATGATTTTATATCACCGAAGGTCGAGGACGGGACGTCTGGGATGTGCTGGCCTGACACTCACAGTAGCTTCAAGTTCCGACCGGGTGAAGTGACAATCTACGCTGGCACCAACGGAGGGGGTAAGTCCCTGATCACCGGACAGATCGCTCTGGGCTTGGTTAAGCAAGGACAAAAGATCTGTATAGCCTCATTCGAGATGAAGCCAAAGCGCACGATTTTACGGATGTTGCGTCAGTTTGCTGGTGAGAATATTGAGGCACCGGCATTCGGGAACAAGGAATCCTACATCAACAAAATCCTGCGCAGGTTTAAAGACTTTGCTTCTGACCAGATGTGGTTTTACGATCAGCAGGGTACGACATCCAGTCAGCAGGTTATTGCGATGTGCCGGTACTGCGCAGTCGAGTTAGGCATC